AGCAGCTACTCAAGGAGCGTGAGGTAGCAGTTAAGGAAGGTAACGTAGAAGAACCAGCACCACAAGCACAACCACAGCCAGTACCACGAATGCAACCTAACATGGGACAATTGCCACAATGATAACGGAACGCCAGTTTAACGATGTACTTAAACAAATCAACGAAGCATTTAAGGAAGTCAACAAAAAAGTAGACAAACTGCAAGAACAGGTCAACACTAAGGAGGCTCCAAGTGCCAGCAAAAAAACCAGACCCAAGACTAGCTAGGGCAGGCGTATCGGGGTTCAATAAGCCAAAGAGAACCCCTGGTCATCCTAAGAAGAGTCACGTAGTGGTTGCCAAGGAAGGTGACAAGGTTAAGACCATTCGCTTTGGAGAGCAAGGGGCTAAGACCGCTGGTAAGCCTAAAGCAGGTGAGTCTGAGAAGATGAAGAAGAAACGTGCTAGTTTTAAAGCAAGACATGGTAAGAACATAGCCAAAGGTAAGATGTCAGCGGCCTATTGGGCTGATAAAACTAAATGGTAAGAGGAGAAGTACAATGCCAAAAGTAGGTGGAAAATCATATTCATACACTAAGTCAGGTATGGCAGCGGCTAAGAAAGCAGCCAAGAAGACTGGCAAGAAAGTTAAGTATAGCAAACCAGCTAAGAAGAAATAATCATGCCTGCCGCTAAGAAGAAGAAGTCAACGGTAAACAAAGCGGGTAACTACACGAAGCCTACTATGCGTAAGAACTTGTTTAATAAGATTAAAGCAAGCACTAAGGGTGGTAAGGCTGGACAATGGTCTGCGCGTAAGGCACAGATGTTAGCCAAAGAGTATAAGGCTAAGGGCGGAGGTTATAAGTAATGGCTTTAAAGAAGTCCCAGAAGTCCCTGAAGAAGTGGACTAAACAGAAGTGGACAACACCTAGTGGTAAACCTTCGGGCAAGACTGGCGAAGTGTACGCCCCTAAGAAGACGATTGACAAGCTAAAGTCTACCGCAGCAGGCAAGAAGAAACTAGCAGCCGCTAACAAGAAGAAGAGAGAAGCCACTGCTAAAGGCAAGCAACACGCCAAGCACGGTTTACACAAAGGTAAAAAAAGATAAAATAGTTCTTGACATTTGACTGTAAGTATGTTATAATAGTACTATAGTATGCTTTAGTATACTTTAACTTGTACTTTAACTTATAACAAACTGTCCTTTTAAGGAGAAACAGTTAATGACTGACACAGACAAAGAACTAGAAAAATACTACGAAGATATGCTTTCGATGTTTCGTACAGCAGGTTGGAAGACTTTATCGGAAGACCTACTTACTAACTCCAAAGGCATTAATTCAGTAGAAGGAACGAAAGATGAAAAAGACCTCTTCTTTAGGAAGGGACAACTTTATGTCATTGCTTCGTTGCTAAACTTAGAAGAGCAAGTCCGTGACGCATACGACAACCTAGGCACTGAGTAAGATGCCTTTGTTTGATTTCAAATGTGAAGCTGGACATACTAGTGAACGATTCGTTAGTAGCGACACTAAAGAGGTTGATTGCAATGAGTGTGGTCAACCAGCAGTAAAGCAGTTGTCTTCCTTCGGGACTTGGACTGAGAAGCGGAATGGTATTGCGTCCGACAATTGGGTCAAGAAACGAGAGAGTCAACTGAAACAAGAACGTAAGGCAAATTCATAGGTGTGTTGAACCCTTACATAATATAAACCTCCATAATACTAAAGGTACGGAGTTTAATAATGGCAACAATTTTACCAGACGAGCGTCCAGAAGACGACAAAGAAGAACTAGGAAACCTTGAGGAAATTACACAGGAAACTCAACAAGAGGCAACTCCTGCGGAAACCCAAGAAACCGAAACAAAAGAAGATGACATCCCCGAGAAGTACAAAGGAAAGTCAACCGCTGAGATTGTAAGGATGCACCAAGAAGCTGAGAAGCTCCTAGGAAAGCAAAGCGGAGAAGTAGGGGAGTTACGTTCAGTCGTTGATAGTTACATTCAGACACAACTCGACAACACTACACCAACGCAAGAAACTGTAGACGAAGATATTGATTTCTTTTCCGACCCCGACAAGGCTGTCGAAAGAGCTATCGCTAATCACCCTTCAATTAAGAAGGCTGAGGCTGCCACACAGGAACAGGCACGAACTATTGCAATGACACAACTTCAGAAGCGTCATCCTGACATGACTGATATTGTTCAGAACCCAAAGTTTGTTGAATGGATTAAAGCCTCTAAGATTAGAACACAGCTCTTTGCTCAAGCAGACACGCAGTACGACTACGAAGCTGCCGACGAACTCTTCACTAACTGGAAGGAACGTCAAGGTGCCGTAGCTAAGACTGTAGCTGCCGAGAAGCAAACAAGGAAATCCGCTGTTAAAGCTGCCTCTACCGGTAGCACCAAAGGAAATGGAGAACAGCGAGCGAAGAAGATATATCGACGCTCAGACATTATTAAACTAATGCAGGACAATCCAGAACGGTATTTAGCTTTATCTGATGAAATCACTAGGGCTTATGCCGAGAAGAGAGTCCGCTAACTAAACTCTTTTATTATAAGGTATTAAATTATGACTGATTCAACATATCCCAACATGGGCGGTGCGGTAGACAACACTAGCGCTGCTACTTTTATCCCAGAAATTTGGAGTGACGAAGTTGTTGCTGCATACAAGTCTAACTTGGTTCTGGCTCCTCTGGTCAAGTCTTTGGGCATGACTGGTAAGAAAGGCGACGTTGTACATATCCCTAAGCCTGTTCGTGGCGATGCTCACGCTAAGGTTGAAGGCCAAGCTGTAACCATTCAGAACGCTTCTGAGGGTGAAGTACAGGTTGTTATCGACAAGCACTTCGAATACTCTCGTATGATTGAAGACATCACCGAGACTCAGGCTCTGGCTTCTCTCCGTCAGTTCTACACTGGCGACGCTGGTTATGCTCTGGCTAAGCAGGTTGATACTGACCTGACTAACCTTGGTAAGTCTCTGGGTGACGGCGATGGTAGCGACTGGACTCACAGTGCTTCTTTCCAGATTGACCCTACTTCCGGTCTTCTTGAAGCATACAGCGCACAGGGTGCTGCTGAGTGTGGTGATTTTTCTGACCTAGCTTTCCGTGCTTTGATTCAGAAGATGGATGATGCAGACGTTCCTATGGACAACCGCTGCTTCGTAGTTCCACCTTCACTGCGTAACGCTATCATGGGCATTGACCGCTACAACTCTTCTGACTTCGTAGATGGTCGCGGTGTTCAGAACGGTCAGATTGGTACTCTGTACGGCATTGACGTATTTGTATCAACCAACGCTGCTACTCTTGAAAGTGGTGTTAAAGGCGCACAGCTTCTGCACAAGGACACTTTTGTTCTGGCAGAGCAGCAGGGCGTTCGTTCACAGACTCAGTACAAGCAGGAGTTCCTCGGAACCTTGTACACTGCTGACACTCTGTACGGCACTAAGGTCTTGCGTCCAGACGCTGGATTCGTACTTGCAGTAGATGCATAAGTAGTAACCAAGAGGGGCTTCCTGTAACAGGGGAGTCCCTTTTTCTACTTTCCCCTCCTCTCATACTTGAACAGGTTTCTTGATGTCTAATTATATTAAAACTACTAACTTTGCTGCTAAAGATTCTCTGCCGTCTGGTAACCCTGCTAAGATTGTTAAAGGGACGGAGATTAACACTGAGTTTGACAACATAGCTGTAGCTAGTGCTACTAAACTAAATTCCTCAGCCGTTTCGACTTTTGGTGGTACACTGATTGACGATGCGGACGCTTCTGCTGCACGTACTACCCTAGGCTTGGGCACTGCTGCCACTACAGCCTCTACGGACTACGCTACTGCTGCGCAGGGCACCACAGCCGATGCCGCACTACCTAGAACAGGTGGAGCGATGACAGGCGCAATAACAACCAACAGCACCTTCGATGGACGAGACGTAGCCACAGACGGCACTAAGCTCGACGGTATCGAAGCTGGTGCAACCGCTGACCAAACTGCTGCCGAGATTAAGACAGCGTATGAAAGCAACGCTAACACCAATGCTTTTACTGATACAGATGAAACTAAACTGGACGGTATCGAAGCTGGTGCAGATGTAACCGACACCACTAACGTTGTAGCATCCCTATCGGCAGGCACAGGCATTAGCTTGTCCGCTGGTGGAGAGATTGCTAACACAGCTCCTGACCAAACCGTAGCACTTACGGGTGGCACTGGTATTTCTACTTCGGGTACTTACCCTAACTTTACCATTACTAATGATTCTCCTGACCAGACTGTCGCATTGACAGGCGCTGGTGGTACTTCCATTTCAGGAACATATCCTAGCTTTACAATTACTAGCACTTCTTTTGCACTTCCCGTGGCTACTGACACAACTTTAGGCGGCATTGAGCTGTTTAGTGACACAGACCAAACTGTAGTTGCTAATGCTGTAACTACTACTGCTGCAAGAACTTACGGTATCCAGTTAAACAGCGACGACCAAGCCGTTGTCAATGTTCCTTGGACTGATACTACATACACCGTGGGCGATGGTGGTCTTACCGAGATTAACTTTACCTCTGCCGACAACACTAAGCTAGATGGTATTGAAGCCTTAGCGGATGTAACAGATACGACTAACGTCACCGCCTCCGGTGCGCTGATGGATAGTGAAGTTACTAACCTCGCGCAGGTTAAGGCTTTTGATTCTACTGACTATGCTACGGCTGCTCAGGGAGCTACGGCTGACGCTGCGCTACCTAAAGCTGGAGGTACAGTAACAGGCACTGTTGTCTTTGAAGCAGCTATTACAGAAGACGCTGTAACGCTAACTGGTACAACAACTACTATCGACCTAGCAACTGCTACTAACTTTGTACACACCCTGACAGGTGCCACAACGTACACCTTTAGCAACCCGGCAACCACAGGCAACGCTACAGCCTTTACGTTAAAGATTATCCAAGACTCTACAGCCCGAGCAATTACTTGGCCTGCTAGTGTTGACTGGGCGGGAGGCACAGCGCCTACGCTTACAGCAACAAGTGGCGGTGTAGATGTGTTCGTGTTCTATACTATTGATGGTGGCACAACTTACTACGGCTTCACGGCTGGACAGGCGATGGCATAATGAGTACAGTAGCAAATAAACTTATCAGGGCTAAATCTGAGTCAGGCAAGAATCCAGATTTTACAAAGCTTCTTACAATAGCTGGTCAGGGCGGCACAACGTTGCTTAATGATTTAGACAATGCTACGGAGATTGATTATTTTTATAATTCTCAGATAGTGAATAACACTTATGGGGGTGCTTCTTCTTGGTCGGCAGTAGACGATACTAATAAAGTTTTTTTTTCAACTAATGCTAATGCTGATAGGTTATCATGTGCAGATTGGAGTGACGACACAGATATAAGTTTTGCAAGCTCAGTAGTAGATTCTGTTAATTTAGATTTTGTAAGAACTTTAGCTATCGACCCTTTAAAAGAGTACGCATATACGGCTAATAGTTCTTCCACTACAGCTAATAGAAAAATTTCGAGATACGACTATAGTAACCCAACAAGTCTAACACGCAAATGGGCGGTAACCGATGCAGCCACTAAATACGGCCTAACAGTTAATCCAACAAGAGAGCTGCTTTATTACTTTAGTTCAATACGCTTATACACTTTTGACATTAGCCCAACAGGAACTAATGTGCCCACTCAAGAAGATATTTTGTATATTGGCTCCAGCGCGCAATATGTAAAGGGTACTTTTTTAGATACTGAAAATGATATTTTATATGCAGCAACTAGCGGCGATAGGTTATTAGCTATTGATGTCAGCGATGAGACAGCCGCAGTGGTTTTGGGTAATTTTAGAGACTCTACAAACTTAGACCAAGCAGTAGCGGTAGAAGTAGATGTAGATGCGGGAATAGCTTTTGTTTCTACCCGATACGGAAAAATCTCCAGCATTGATGTAAGTGACCCATCTAATTTAACTTTATTAGATACCTACACAGGCGTTGGCTACTCTAATGATGACCTAAAAAGAAGTATGGCTATTGACGCTGGAGCGAAAAGAGTATATCATTCCTACGGGAACAGCTATGCACCGGCAGGAGTCAAAGTTATAGAGTACTCTGACCCGTCTAATTTAACTTTAGAGGCCACTATTGACCATTCAAGCAATGCTTATAAAGGCCCTAAAGTACACTTATACAATTAAGGATTTATTATGTACGTTAAAACATTAAACAATGAAATACAAGAGTTTCCGTATAACGTTAGGAAGATTAAGGAGGACAACCCCAATACGTCTTTTCCTACTAAACCTTCTGCATCTTTGTTAGAAGAATACGGAATTTACTCTGTAGTTCGTGCAGAAGACCCAACCTTAACACACGCTCAAACCGCAGACCATGCTTCAGCTCCTGTGCTTATAGAAGGTGTATGGACACTGCCTTGGGTGGTGCGGGACAAGACAGCAGACGAAATAGCCTCAGAAGCTAAAGTAGTGCGTTATGACCGTGATGAGCTACTGAACCAGTGTGACTGGACGCAGATGCCTGACAGTCCCTTAGACGACAGCACAAAGGCTTCTTGGGCTACATACCGCACAGAGC